CGGAACTATTGGCTTTGTACGAAGAGTTGAAAGCTCTAAAAGGTGAGTAATGGCGCAAACAACCATAGCATCTCCTCAAGTCATCACACCGGCCTACAATCCGGTGAAGTTCCAGGTTGACTCAACCAACAAGAACCTCACTGGCTTCCGTTACATTTTCGATGTCTATGAGTCAGGCACTGCCAACAAGATAGCGGAGTACAAAGTTCTTCCAACCTATGGCACTGGATATGGTGAGGAGGACCTCTCGAAGCTGCTCCAGAACAAAGTGAGCTGGGACCTCGATACGATGGTCACATCAAGCTATGGCGCACCGAACTCGTACTACAACTATGACGTCAAAGTCGGAGAGGAGTATGTATATCAGGTGAACTACACAAGCAGCTTGAGCAATGCGAGCGGCAACGTTCAAATCAACGTGAGCAACTCATTCGCATCAGGTGACCAGGTCATCATCACACAAGCTGATGGTGGTGCTGCCAACCCACAGCTCGAAGGACTGCACACTGTCATCAGCGCAACTGGCTCGGCATTCGTTGTTAATGTGCTATGGTCCACGATCACGAGCGCGACAATCGATGGCTCTGTGAGCTACGCTGACAAGCGCAAGACCATCACCAGGGACATCACTACATTTGCCAACAAGATAGTGTTCAATGGTGCCTTCAGATGGGCAGACTGGACAGCATACAGCTACCTCGACTTCAAGCTCAACGCACCTACATCGATGTGGCTGACCAACCAACCGCAAACGAATTTCTACTGCACTCTCGGTCAAGACTTATATCTCAACCTTATCAACCCAAAAGGCTCTGACAGAATCATCTTTGAGAACAGCAATGGAGCTGCATTCTATAAGGCAACGGCTTCGCTTGATGACATCCTTCAAGTACCAGTTGGTCCGAATAACTATGGCACATTGGTCGGTACTGGCTCTCTCATAGATGCGACTGTTGAATGGTATGATTTCTACTTCGCTAATGGAGCCACATTGCCACAGCAAGACTCGGTCAAGTACCGCATCTATCTGGACAGACGTGCATCCATCACAGAGCATCAATTGCTCTTCTTGGACAGACTCGGCTCATGGTCATCATTTGCCTTTCAGCTGCGTTCATACGAGCGTGGAGATGTGACTCGTGAGATGTACAACAGAGATGTGGTAGGCTATGTCAACGCATCAGATGAGTGGACATACACCACAGAGGACTTCGGCTTCAACACATACAACATCAACGTCATCAAGCGCATGGAACTCAACACCAACTGGATGACTCAAGAGATGGCAACCTACTTTGAAGAGCTGGTCACATCGCCTCAGGTATTCATTAAGTCAGTGACTTACACTTGTGGTGACGACATTGTTGCAACAAGCAGCAGTTATCAACCAGTCATTGTTGAGAACAACGCATATGAGATGCTCAATCAACGCAATAAGAACTTGATGCGCCACTCAATCAGCGTGCGCTTCGCAAACCAGGATAACGTAAATGGTTAGAATACAACTCGAGAATGGATTCCTCGATGTGAAGGAAGGAACTGTCTTTCCTTTGAACTTCGCAGTGGGTGACATTCGTGACCTCACCAAGCGCAGCGGAGCCTTCTCCAAGACCATCACATTGGTGGGTAGCAAGAACAACCACGAGCTGCTCAACCACTACTATGATGTAAACATCTCCGCTGGTACATTCAACATCAACGCACTGACCAAGTGCAGCGTGATTCAGAACAACGTGCCAATCATGGAGGATGCGTTGCTCCAGTTACTCTCGGTCAACAAGAATCAGCAGACAGATGCCTATGAGCAAGCTGTCGAGTATGAGGTCCTCATCAAGGACACGAGAGTGGAGTTCTTTACAGCCATCGCCAACAAAGAGCTGACTGACCTCGACTTCACTGACCTCAACCACACCTTCTCGGCTGCTGACATCGTGAACACATTCAACAACACGATCACTGACGGCTTCAAGTATGTGCTGCCATATGACACTGACAATCTGTACAACGTGCGACAGATGAAGCCAGCCATCTATGCCAAGACATACTTTGACCGCATCTTCGCCACTGCTGGCTTCCAATACGAATGGAGTGACCTGGCATCTGCTCGCTTCGACAAGCTGCTCATCCCTTACAATGGGGACAGCAACACATTCGATGCAGCTGATTATTTGGTGGAGGCAACCATCAACGGCATTCAACAGCAGACTCTGACCAACTCATTCGGCTCTTATGATGACGTAACTGGATGGACTGAAATCACTGACGTGCAAGGCTCATTCAATCCAACTACTGGAGTCTACACCATACCAATCACCACAAGCTCGGCATCTGGTGAAGGATACACAGTTGAGTATGAAGTCAACTATGATTTCTTTGTTGACAACACCAACAGCGTGGATGTGTATAACAACTACAACGGATATTCTGCAAGGCCGAGAATCGCTGTGAGCATTGAAGGATTTCAAGACCAGGTATCCAATGTTGGCGACACTCAAGGTATTGGCACTCAATTTACACTCGCTCCTGGCATACATAACTTCAACCCACCAGCATCAGGCATCAAAACTGGTGGAGTAATTGCCATGCAGAACGCATCAGGCTCTCAAGAGATTCTTGCTGCCGATGAGCTCAAGATTCAAATTGGAGTGCATCAGCAATTCACTGCATGGTTCACAGATACATCTTTCCCATACACACCAGCTCCTGACCCGGTATACTCTGTATTCAAGGTCAATAGCTTGAGAGTTCGCATCCTTCCGACTTCAAACGTGCAAGTGATTGGTGGTATCTTGGACATCAACCAATATGTGCCACTCAAAATCAAGCAGAGCGACTACATCAAGTCAATCTTCCAGATGTACAACCTCTATGCTGATACGGATGTGGACCAACCCAACAAGCTCATCCTTCGCCATCGTGACGAATACTATGACAGCGGAGAGGAGAAAGATTGGTCGGCCAAGCTAATGAAGGACAGAGAGCAGAATCTCATCTTCCTTCCAGACCTCTCAGCCAAGAAACTGAAGCTCACATACAAGGCAGACAAGGACTCACCGAATGAAGTATATACTCAGATGACTGACGAGATTTATGGTCAGCTCGAGTATACCTTTGACAATGAATATGTGCGTGACACAGAGACCAAGGAGCTCATCTTCTCACCTACTCCAGTGGTTGCCACTACATTCGATGCCTATGTGCCATCCTTGAATGGTGAAGCACCAAAGACCAACATCCGAATCTTGTATGATGGTGGAGAGCAAACGTGCGGCTCATGGGACCTCATTGAGTACGGCACAACTGGCTCACTCGGTCTGACCACTTATCCGATGATTGGTCACTTCGATGATGCGCTCACTCCCACATTCGACATCAACTTCGCAACGTGCGACTACTACTACTATACACCGAGCACACTGACTGCCAATAACCTTTACAATTTGTACTGGCGCAGAACAGTCAACCAGATAAATGTGGGCAAGATGTTGGTGGCTTACTTCCACCTCAATGAAGCTGACATCCAAACGCTCAAGCTCAATGACAAGATTCGCATTGACAACTCATGGTGGAACATCAATAAGGTCATCGACTATGATGCCAATGCAGAGGTGCCTACCAAGGTGGAGCTCATCAGCATCGACACTGAGATTGACCTCGCTCCATTCGTAACGAATCCAGGCGCACCCGTATCACCACCAATCACTGCCGCATCACACAGCACCAACTTGACAACACGATCAACAGAGGCGAATATCAACCTCTCTGGCTTTGATGTCATCGTGCGTGGCACCGGCAACAACATCGGTGATGGTCTCAGAGGATTGGTCATCGGTGATAACAGAACACTCCAGGAGGATGGCATCATCACACCACGCATCAACGGAGCTATTGCTGTGGCGCAGACATATGTCGCACTACTAACGCAGAGCGGTACTGATGACCCGAGCGCAGTGGTATTGGCTGACAACATTGGTGACATCACTTGGAGTCGCATCTCAGCTGGTGAATATCTCGGCACTCCGACCACACCATTGAACTCTCTAAACACTTTTATCATAATTGGCAATGTAGATAGACGTGCAAACGTCACAGCATATGTCAACAGCGATGGCAACATATCTATCAGTACTTTGGCGAATGGATTCGAAATGAGCGGAGAGATAGGATATGAGCTGTCAGATGATTTTTTAAACAACTCACCAATCGAAGTCAGAATATATGGCTAATGAAATAGAAATACCTCTCAAGCTCTCTGGTGTCCAATCACTCAAGGCAGAGCTCCGTTCACTCAAGGCAGCCATTGCTGAAGCATCTGACCCGGAACAAATGTCCATGCTCGCCCAGAAAGCAGGTGAGGTAGCGGATAGGATAAAGGATGCTAATGAGCAAGTTGCGGTATTTACCACTGGCTCGAAATTTGAAGCAGTGAGCAACAGCTTCTCAATGATTGGTCAAGACCTTGCATCGCTTGACTTTGAAGGAGCTGCTGATAAGGCTGAAACATTTCAAAAGACAGTTGGCTCATTAGGCAAAGCTGACATCACTGGAGCCATCAAAGGACTCACCAAGACAGTCACCACTTTGGGAAGCACATTTGTGAAGCTCGGGGTGCAGATTCTTGCCAATCCAATCTTTTTATTGGTTGCCGTTGTTACCGCCATCGTGGCTGCCATAGTAATCTTCCTGAATAAGATTGGTGTGCTTCAGAAGGTGCTTGATTTCTTAATGATTCCCATCAATGCACTCATCGACGGATTCAAAGAGCTAACCGATTGGCTCGGGCTCACAAGCTATGCAGCAGAGGAGAACGCACGCAAGATGGAGAAGGCTAATGAGAAAGCATTCAAGTCATCTGAGAAGCGCACAGAGGCTATCTCCGACCAATACGATATTGAGATTGCCAGAGCCAAGGCAGCTGGTAAAGATACCACTGACCTGGAGCTCAAGAAATCCAAAGCCATCAGCGATGCAGCCAAGAAAAGATTGGGAGATGCTCGAAAAGAATATGCAGAGCTCAAGGGATTGTCAGATAAGGACAGCATCGAGAGACGTAAAGCTCTAAGAAAGCGCATCGAGGAGGAGAATAAAATTGTCAAGGATGGCTCTAAAGAGCGAAAGCTGATTGAGATTGCTGACGATGCAGAGCAGAAAGCCAAGGATGACAAGGCTAAAGAGGAAGCAAAGCAAAAAGCCGCAGACCAAGCCAAAGCATATAAGGATGGAAAGGCAGCCATTCAAAAAGAAATTGCAGCAGCCAACAAGCTGGTCATTGATTCTGGCAAGACTCAACAGCAGAAAGAAATTGATGACACAAAAGCCAAGTATGCGGCACTGATTGCAGAGGCTAAAAAATACAAGCAAGATGTCACTGCTCTTGAGAAAGCTCTTGATTTAGAAATCAACACTATCAGAAAAGCTGGTGCTGATGAGTTCACAAAGATTGAAACCAAGAAGGCAACTGATATCGTCAAAGGATTGGTTGACACTCGCACCAAATCTCTTCAGATTCAAAGTGAGGGTAACATGAAAGCCTTCGAGGACCAGCAGAAGTACAATGAAGCTGTCATCGCAGCAGATGAGTCACTTGCTCAAGCGAAGCTCGGAGCTGCTAAAGGACTAATCTCTGGACTCACTGAATTGGCTGGTGAGAACAAGAAACTCGCCAACGCACTCTTCTTGGTTGACAAAGCACTCGCCATCGGTGAAATCATAGTCAACACACAGAAGGAGATATCTGGATATTATGCCAACCCAACATGGAAGCTCTTACCTGATGGTGGTCTTGCACTCGCATCAGCAGCTGCTGCCGGTGCCAAGATTCGTGCGGCAACTTCCATCGGAACAATCGTGGCATCATCAATCTCCAAGTTCATGGGTGGTGGTGGCGCATCGGTTCAGACCCCAAGTTCTGGAGGTGGAGGAGGTGGAGGCTCTGCCAATGTAGGCAACTCAGCTGTGCCATCATTCGTACCTGGTAACCTATTCGGTCAAGGCAACGCAGCCAACAACGCTGGAGCTCCGCAATCCATGGAGCAAGGTCAGAACATCACTGTCACTGCTGTCGTATCTGAAACCGAGATAACAGCCACACAGAACAAGGTCAACAAAATAATGAAAAACTCAGTACTATGATAAGCTATCAAGCACTCGTCAACGAAATCATCGCATTCTACAATGCCCATCTCCAAGTAAAAAAGGTGGGCTCTGACTTCAAGGAGCAGCTATTCAACTTCGCCACCAAGGATGAGAAATATCCGATTGTGTACATCGTACCGATTGATGCGATACCAACCGAGAACACCAATGATTTCACGCTGGAGATTTACTGCTTTGACATCATCCAAAAGGACCGAGCGAACATCAACACAATCTTGAGTGACTGCCACCAGATTCTTATGGACTTGTATTTGAACTACACTTTCAATCTCAATGATCGTGATTTTGATGTGGTCGGCTTCCCAGCTTTGGTGCCGCTCAACAATGACCTTCTCGACTATGCTGCCGGGTGGTTGATGACCATCACATTCACCATGGATTCATGGACAGATTGTCAGATTCCTAAACAAATTGGTGACTGATTGCAATATAAGTAATGGGAAGGTACAAAAACACTGGCGAATATAACTTCAAATATCCTATCAGAAGGAGGATGGCTAACACACTCAAGAAAGTCATCAAGGATGAAGCACTCATCGACACATACACGCTGTATGATTCTGTTCGCATCAATGCAAAGGTGAGTACAGAGGGAAACATCCGCATCGAGATTCTTGCCGCCTACTATTTTGGGTATCTAAATAACGGCACAGCAACCATTGCACCCTTTCACCTGGTCAAGAAATTCAACCAATCGATGGAGATGAATGGATTGATAGCTGAAATGTATGGAATGTATGTGGCCAGCTTGGCTCAGAAGTTTCCCATCCTGGAGCTTGGTAACTTATTGCGCAAAAAACCGAAAGTTATTTATGACTTTGTGCCGCTATTCGGTGAATTCAACTACTCGCTGGACTACTAAATCTCCAGCTCTTTACGCATCGCCAAGAAATTGAACACAAGCACGAGCTTCATTTGAATCACTTGGTCGTATTTGGTGAGGTCACCATTGCACATCGACCAGATGAGCTGCTCCCATCCCCACTTTTGCGAGGACTTTTCACGTTCCGCTTCTTTCTTTTCCTCCGGGTCAGTGATGTCATCGATGTCATCGACCACTTGCTCGGTCATTAGGTTCTTGTGGCTGGTGATGAAGTTATCTCTGAACTTGATATACTCGGTCAGCACACCATACATCTTGGTGATTGGTTGGTCCAGGAAGTAATGAACCCGACTTGACGTTTTGAAATCAGTTGATTCCCACTTTGCGACCACATTGTCCTCAACCATCTCAGGTATTCGATACAGCAGTGCGCAGATATTTGGCAGATATTGGATGTAGTCACTGGTGAAGTAGTACTCCAGGTCTATGAACTCACCGAGAGTCAGGTCATTCATTGGCTTGAGATAGAACTTTCCAATCCTATCTGTATACAATTTGCTCGGCTCGGTGTAGAGCCACTGAAGGTCCTTGAATATCTCGCCTACCTCTGCAATATCGAGGTCATCAAAGTCGTCTGGTACGGCATCTGTGAGCGCACAGAGGATATCTATGTTGTGGTTGAACGCACCATCCTCTGCTTTGAGTTGACGCAGCTCAATGAACTGCTCAAGACTGACTTGATTCCACCCCTTGGGCAGCGTTGGCTTTGGCATATTCAGCTATCTTCTCGGTGACAAATACAATGTATGGAACGCAGAGCTCTGCCTTCTGTGTGCGGAATAACTTTGCTTTGTGCTTGAGGTGAGCATCGGTGAAGTGCTCGGTGTTGGATAGGTCACTGCGTTTGAACATGATCGCCAGGATGTCACTGATGTAGTGATTCGGCTTGGTGTTCACAATCTTCTCGATGAGCTTGGTCTCCTTCACTGACAGCTTGAGCTGTGCCTCATATGTGAAGCCTTCCAACTCGATGGTTGCCTGAGCTTCATTCGGTGTGTATGAGTCGAGGTTGAAATCTTGCACGAGCTTGATGAATTCTGAGAACGGGTAGTCATCCCACATCTCTTCCTTGATGCCAAGATATTTGAACATCTCGACATACTTTTCGATGTTGTCGAAGTCTTGGTTGTTAAGGATTTGGCTGATTTTTTCGAACTGCTCGATGGTCAGTTCACTCATTTTGTTAGGAATCTCCTGGTCAAATATCTGTATCATAATAGTAATTTTTGAACAAAGATAAAAAAAATGCAATATAAGCATGACCAAAGACCTTCCTATTTACAAAATCACTATCGATGACGAGTTCAGCGATGGCGAGAATTTGGGAATCGAGATGATTGCGTTCACCAATATGCCAGCCATAAAGGTGAAGGGTCTTGCATTCAGCAGCGAGAAAAAAATGCTTTTTGCTGACGATGTGAAATACCGCATCACTGCACCAGCCATGATACCGATGGACATCTATCGCAGAGATTCTGAGGAGGGTGACTATTATGTGCAGTTCACAGCTGATGTCATTGAGAAGATTCATGCCAAGTTTATGGCTGACCTCCGCAATCGTGACATCTTCAACCTGGAGCATGACACAGATAAGAAGGTACCAGCCTACATCCTTGAGACATGGATTGTGGACAACCCGACCAAAGATAAAGCATTCAGCACATTTGGTATCGAAGTGCCGGAAGGAACTCTCATGGTGACTGCTCAAGTGACTGACCCAGAATACTACAACAAATTGGTTGAAGAGGGTCAAGTTGGTTTCAGCATCGAGGGCTTTCTTGGTCTCAAGTTATCGGAACAAATTAAACTAAATAACATGAAGTTACCTGATGGAGAACACACCATTGAGGACAAAATCTACGTCGTTAAAGATGGCGAGGTTGTTGAAATCAAAGAGGTGGAAAAAGAACCAACTGAAGAAGTAGTTGAGGAAGAAATGGCAACCGAAGAGGTGAAGATGGAGGACACAACAGTTGAAGAGACAACTGAAGAGTCAACCACTACCGAGGAGGAGATGGCTATCGACCCAGCAACAGACGCAGAAGCTATCCTTGCAATCGTGATGCCAGTGATTGAGGAACGTGAGAAGGCATTAATTGCCATCATCGCTGACCTTCGCAATCAGATGGAAGAGATGTATGCAGAGAAAGAAGAAGATAAGGCAGAGGAGCAAATTGCCGAGGCTACAATGAGCCAAAAATTTGCCGCATTTAGACAATTTAGTAATCAATAAAAAACAAATAAAAATGTCAAGAAAACTCCGTTTCGATTTGGATGTTGACTCATCCGCTTTATTGGCAGCGAACCCAGAGGCATTCTACTCTAAAGCATACTTGAGTGAAGAATCTCTTGCTGACAATTACCGTCTTTTACCAGGTGTAAAGGATAAGACTAAACTTGCAACCGTGTTATTTTCACAGCCGTTGCAAGCCTCTAACTGCTCATTCACGGCTCCCGATGATGACTTGAGCGCAGTTGAGATTTCGGTATGTGCCCTTTCAAGCATGGCGCAAATCTGTCAATTTGATTTAGAGCAATCATTCCTTGCCCTTCAAATGGCTAAAGGTTCAAATGGTGATTTCACTGTTGCATCTTTCATGGATTTCTACTGGAATGAAATGGCTAAAGCTATCGGTAATGACCTCGAGCTCATCCGTTGGCAAGGTGACACAGAGAGCGCAAACGCTACTTTGGCTCTTTGTGATGGTTACATCAAAGGCTTATTGGCTGATGCAACTGTTGTAGATGTTGCAAACACAACTGTGACTGCATCGAATGTATTGGCTGAGTTAGCGAAAATCTTCGCAGCAGCTCCATCTGATATCATCCGTAAAAAAGCTGACCTTCGCTTGTATGTTTCTACAAACGTAGCGAACGCATACGAATTGGCTGCTGCTTCTGGCAACACCATGACATATGTAACTACTCCACTTCAATTGACATACTTAGGTGTTAAGGTTGTTGTTTGTGAGGGTATGCCTAACGATACAGCTGTATTGACTTTGAAAGACAACCTTATCTACGCATTCGATGCTGAAGGTGATTCCAAAGCGTTGAAAGCTGTTAACCTTGCTGACACAGTTGCTGAGCCTTACATCCGCACTCGTGCCAACATGAAGGTTGGTTTCGTTCACGTTAATGGTGCAGAGATCGTTCTCTACTCTTAGTATATATTGGGGGGTGAAATTCCCCCCTATTTTTTTAACTAATTCAAAATCAAATACCTATGTCGTGCGAAGCTCTCGAATCCATTGTGAAGTCATGTGACAACAACAGTGGAGGCATTGAAAAAATTTGGATTAATCAACAAGACAACATTGCATCATTCACTTTGGATGCAACCAACACTTGGACAATCGATGCGATCACTTTAGCTGGTGGTGCTCCTGACTATACTCCTTTCGAGATACGTCGTAACACTGGAAGCTACACTGAAGATGCAGCTATTGACCTTGTGAATGGTTCATCTTATGTGACAAAAACAATCTCGTTGATGTTCCACCGTCGTGACCAAGACAAATCTCAAGCAATCAAAATCTTGGGTGCTGGTCAGCAATACCTTAACGCAATCGTGAAGGATATGAATGGCAAGTACTGGTACTTCCCTTTCCTTCAGTTGAGTGCTGTTGGTGAAGGTTCTGGCACTACTCGTGCAGATGGTAGTAAGTACTCCGTTACATTGGTATCGGAAGATTCTTTCTTATCATATGAAATCGAAGAGGCTGCTGTGAATGCTGTCATTGCTTAATCTTAATTAACCTACTACAAAGAGCCATCCATATCGGGTGGCTTTTTTTTGTGAACAAAATTTAAGCCTTTTGCAATATAAGTAAATGATTTACATTAACAAGGGAGAGGTGAATTCAATTGTGCTGACACTCACAGAGGTGTCGACATTGACTTCGCCATTTTATTTGTTCGTTTTTCAGAACGAAATGAACCCAACATCCGACCCAATCCTCTTCACAGCACCAGACGAGTCTGATTATCCAGAGAGATTCAATCTCTTTTACCTGGATGAACCAGTTGATGTCGAGCTAATGAAAGGACAATATACATACTCGGTGTACGAATCAACCATACCTCCCACAGAAATCAGTGACACCACTGGAGTGGTCATTGAGGAGGGCAGAATGGTTGTGAGTGGCGCATCGACATCATCAATTTACGATTAATCATGGGCATATTCGATAGATTCAGAGCACAAAAACCAGCAGAGATGGAAGTCATCTCGCCAAATTATGAAGCATTCAGCACACCATTCCTCAAGGTTGGTGGCGCAAACCTTTCTTTGCCATACGTCAACGGCAGATACACCACCGCTGGATGGATTCCATTTGGTCAGGACAATATGTATCCAGAGCTACTCAATCAAATGGTGTTCAGCTCACCTCTTCATGGTTCCATCGTTGATTATAAGACCAACGCTGTCATTGGTGGTGGCTTCGATATCAAAGTTGAGGGCGCAACTGCCAAAGATTTGCTTGACCTCTACACATTCGAGAAGAAAGTAAACATCAAAAAGATTGCAAGAGCAGTCACTGAGCAATTGGTTGTGCACAATCGTGTTTACTTTCGCTTAGTATTTGATGAGAAGATGAAGCTCAAGAGAGCTCATAACGTATCTCCTGAGAAAGTGAGACGTGGTAGACAGCACAATCAGTACTTCATCTGTGAGGATTGGTCGGCTCGAATCAACGTGCAAGAAATTAAGAAGCATCACCCGACTTGCACTGACACAGAGCAATTGTTTGTCTATGAGGTGGAGACCCTTGGTCAAGACTGGTATCCGCTTCCAAAGTACAGCTCTGCACTTAACTTCGCATTTTTGAGTGGTCAGCTTTCATACTTCGCAAAGTCAAACATTCAGAACAGCATCTTCCCATCGTTTGCGATTATGTTCCCAAAAAGACCGCAATCAGAAGAGGAAAAAAATGTACTTCGTAACACCATCGACAAGCTCAAAGGAGCAGAGAACGCTGGCAAGACTGCTGCATTCTTTGCGAACTCACAAGACCAGCTTCCAAAGATTGAGAGCATTCCAACCAACTCGAATGACAAACTCTTCCAGGAAGCATCTGCACTCAACACAGAGCAAATCTGCTTCGCACATACCATTGACCCAATCTTGATGGGTGTACGCACCACTGGCTCACTTGGTTCTGGTAGTGATATCAAGCAAGCATACATCATCTTTGAAAAGAATGTCGTGATGCCATTGCGTGAGCAAGTGCAAGATATCTTCAATGAGATTCTACACATCGCCAAACTCGGCTTTGCTGACTTCAAAATCAACAACTTCCAAATCATCAATGAGTCAATCGTTGAAATCGAAGGAGATGCGAGCAGAACATCTGATGCACTCAACGCAATGAGCCCATTGGTTGCCACCAAAGTACTCGAGCAGATGACCACAAATGAGGTCAGAGCACTCGCATCACTCCCACCGATTGAAGGTGGTGACGTCACAGCAGCACAAGCAGCAGCACAATCTCAAACACCTCAATTCTAATGTTGTACTTTATTACAGAGAACTATCTCAAGACCAACACACCAATCACTGCCAATGTGGATGTGACTGATGTATTCCCATATGTCGCAACTCAAGCACAGCTCCGAGTGATGCCGATATTGGGCACCGTATTCTACAACCATTTGCTCGAGGCATACAATGACCAGACCTTGACTCCTGAAGAGGAGCAGCTCGTGACTTTCATTCAGCCGGTCATCGCATGGAGGTCTGCTGAAGATGCTGTCTTTGGTTTGACATATCAGCTCAAGAACAAGGGACTCCAGACTCAATTCGGAGATAACAGCTCAAGCGTATCTCGCAGTGAGGTTGCATTTGGCATGGAGCACTTCGCACAGAAGGCTGCGTTCTTTGAGATGCGCCTCATCAGATACCTTGTGAAAAACCGAGCAGAATATCCTATCTTCATCAGCCATGAGAATCGTGACACTGACCTTCGACCACAAATCGAATGCAATCAGTGCATCGGCGACTGCTTCATGGATGGTGTATGGAACTGCGGCTATCCACGCAACAACGGATACAACAATCAAATTCTCGTCATCTGATGAAAAACAGCCTTTTTATTTTGACCGCTTCATTCCTCACCATACTCGCACCAGTACAACCAATGGTATTGATTGCCATTCTTGCCATATTCATTGACACCATATTCGGAGTATGGCGCAGCGTTACCAAAGGAGGGTGGAAAGCATTCAAATCTCGAAGGCTATCCGATACAATCGGTAAATCATTACTTTATTGTGGTGGCATCATCTTCACATTCTTGATTGAGAAGTACATCGCTGGTGATATCATCGCTCACTTCATTTCTGTGGAGCTTATCATGACAAAATTTGTGGCTTTCTTTTGCGTGATTGTGGAAGTCAAAAGCATTAACGAATCATATGAAAGCGTGACTGGAAAGAACATCCTGGCTGCGATGCGTAAATTCGTCACACGATCAAAAGAAGAACTCGACAGTTGGAAGTAACTCCACTCGACTGCTCGCTATAAACGAACACCGAGAACCCCCCGATGATACTGTTGTCGGGGTATATTTTTAAAGACTATGGAATTAGACATCTCCAAAATCAAGCAAGTAAGGCTCAAAGATTCGCAGTTCTTTGCAGAGGAATCACCAAAGACTCAAATCTATCTACACCACACCGCTGGTAACGGCAATGCTGAGGCAGTCAGTAGGTATTGGAATGGCACCCAGGAGAGGATTGGTACTGCCTTTGTGGTTGGTCAGGATGGATTGATTGTGCAGTGCTTCAGCTCTAAGCATTGGGCATGGCATCTCGGCATCAGTAAATCAGAATTCAAAGGTCAAGGTGCGCCATATCGAAATCTTGACAAGACATCTGTTGGAATCGAGGTGTGCAATTGGGGATATCTCAAGGAAAAGGATGGTAAATTCTATAACTATGTTGGTGCTCGTGTTCCTGAATCTATGGTCACCACTTTAGATGCACCTTACAAAGGCTTTAAACATTGGTACAAATATACAGATGCTCAAATCGAAAGCACTCGTCAATTGGTGGTGTATTTGTGCAAGACGTATGGCATACCAAATGAATATAGAGAGCAGATATTCTCACTTGACAAGGATGCATTCATGGGTACCCCTGGTATATATACTCACAATTCGGTCAGAAAGGACAAGAGTGACATCTATCCATGCCCCCGAATGATTGAAATGCTAAAGAGCTTATGAGAAATTTAGTCACCATTCTGTCACTAATTGTGACAATACTTGCGACATCTTGCACCGCCAACTATCATGTGCGAAAAGCAATGAAAAAAGGATATCGCTGCGACAGCGTGGCTGATACCATCCGCATCACGTCAGTGGACTCTTTTCCGGTGATTGTAGACAATAAGATTGTGTATGAATACTATCACACTACCAAAGACACAATCGTGCGTTATAAGACGTCTTTTGTGCCCTTGACAAAGTACCAGGAGCGCATTCATTATAAGCTCAAGCGTGACACCATTCGCCAGGTGCAGAAGATTGAGGTGGCAAAGTACAAATCACAGAAAGAAAAGCCCGTTTTTTGGGTGCTGATTCTCGGCTTTGTGATTGGGATGGGAACAATGTATCTATTCAGATACTCTAAATTCAATATATGATATTAAAAAAACATGCCAAGAATATACACGAGCTCCAGCTCGATGGCAACTTGGTAAAGATAGCAATGCTGTCAGACCTCCACTGGGACAATCCCAAAAGTGATTGGAAGATTCTCAAGCGTGACCTCGACTATTGTCTGGAGAACAACATCCCGGTGATGATAAATGGCGATATGTTCTGCCTCATGCAAGGGAAGGGTGATCGCAGAGGAAACAAGTCAGATATCCGACCAGAGCACAACAATGCAAAGTACTTGGATAGTGTGGTTGAGACAGCTGTTGAGTGGTTTCTGCCGTATGCTCACATTCTGACGGTAATCGGATACGGCAATCATGAGACCGCAATCATCAAGTACCAAGAGACCGATATCCTTCAGCGATTTGTTGACCTTCTCAACTACAAAGCTGGTAGCAATGTGTTCACCGGTGGCTATGGTGGTTGGCTTATTGTTCGTCAGACATTTGCTGGCAACGTGCAAATGGCTACCAAAATCAAGTACTTCCATGGGTCAGGTGGTGGTGGTGTAGTTACCAAAGGCGCTCTCAACTTGACTCGAGCTTTGGAGATGTATGAGGACTTCGATGTGTTCACGATGGGTCACATCCACGAGAATGCTGCCCGAAATGATGTGCGTGACACCGTTACCTTCCATTCAAAAGTTGGATATCGCCACCAACACAAAGACATCCATCTCATGCTCACTGGTACATATAAAGAAGAGTATGGTGACGGCTCCAAAGGATGGCACGTTGAGCGAGGTGCTCCAGTGAAGCCAACTGGAGGTCGCATCCTTACCATTGAATGTGGAAGATATGAGGAGAATAAGGTGAAAAAAACCGCCAAGTCTATCGACTCAATCAAATTTCCTTTGTAAATTTATATCCGTATTCATAATACGTTGTTTTAGGGGAGCTTTCGGGCTCCCTTTTTTAACTTAGCACCACCTTACAATTAGCGTTGTAAGCCCTAGCCAGCCTTTCGGGGTTGGCTTTCTTGTATAATATACTATACCTAATCGGGTATATTCCGACTAAATGCACATTATATTGCACCTTTTCGGGTACTCATGTCACAAAGTAAGGGTAAAACCTGACGAATTTTGTCACAAAATCAGGGTAAATCCTTAAAAACGCTGACCGGTAATTGCACAAAACTTGACCGATAATTAAACATTGTGAAAAAAATTAAAAAAAATGTTTACAAAAGTGAACATATTTGCAAATGTTGCGTATATTCGCAGAAACAAAAACAATTTATTATGAACAAAGAACAAATCATCGACCTACTCAAAGCCCAAGAGGCTGAGCTCTACACCGAGCTTCTTGAATTGCGTGCAGCATTCGGAGCTACTGACAGAGGAACGCTAAACACCCAAGCGAGATGGGGTGCAATCGTAAACATTTTAGATACAATCGAAGAGAATGAAAACAATTAAATTTCTATTTGCTGACCTCAACCAAGATGAGCGTCAGTTTCTTGGTGGTGCAGCTGTGATGGTTGCCGGACTCGCATTCATATTCTGGTTGACGACAACCGTATCAAGACCAGTTATGGACCATCCAAGCATCGACCAACAAACATATCAAGAGCAGAGCTATGAGCTGCCAGCTTCATTTGATAAATATGTAAAAAGAATTTACAATGAAAAATATGGAAAATAAATACTGGTTCGCAGAGGAGTCATCTAATGCCTCAGCCAACAGCATCATCGTTGATGTGTACACTCGCCAGGATGATGAGCACATCGGAACAATTAAATTAAATTACAGCTTTGACAAAAACAACAACTATGAAGAATGGACTATTGAATCAACCGAATGGATTAAAGACCTCACCCTTGAAGAGTGCGATGAGGCAATGCAAGAACTTCTTGACAGCGCAACCGAGAACTTCCACGAGTTCGCTTTCGAGTGCTACAACTATGACCCAAGAGAGGATGATGACGAGTGGTGGTGCATTTAGTCACTACCAGCGCAACCGATTCTGGACTACATTCAACCACGATCTATACAACAGAATTTGTGAAATTAAAATGCAAGAGATATGAAAATAACATATGAAAAAGGTGTGAATCATCATCAAGAAGTTCGTGAAATGATTGAGAAAGCATATAGTCAAAAAATGAAACCTATTGAAATGCTTCATCATTTTATACTCAATGATATGGTTGAATCACTTTCACCAACTCAACAGCTATTTATTCAAAAGGTGATGCAAATGAAAAACTGCGAATGCGACATTCAAGGAGCTTATGAAAGAGGAGTCAATGATATGACTATCGAAGTGCGCTCAATGGCTAAATACATTAAAAAAAGACTAACAAAATGAGATTCAAACTCACCTACCACATCGGGCTCGCAGTCGTGCAAGAGTGGATATTCACCAGCAAGTCATTGGCATACTGGAAAAAAATGGACCTGATAGAGACGGGTCGCTATAATGATGGTAAATTTAAAGTGACACCGCTATGAATCAGCATCGAATCATGAGAGTCATTAAGCTGATGGAATTCCTCAAGCAGAAGCCAAGACCAGTGCAAGCCATGGTCAGATATCTTGGAATCAGTGAGCGTTCAGTTTACAGATATCTCAAGATGTATGAGCAGCTCGGCTACCAATTAACCAAAGACAACCATAAAAAATACTTTTTGAAATGAATAATGAAAGAAAATACATATTAATCGATTGCTATCATGGTTATTATGAAGTTGGATATGAGTATTGCAAAATCCTCAAGAAATATGGTCATTATTTTTCATTGAATATCACAACCAATGAGAAACAATTTGATGTGAAATCAGTAACAAAAGAAGAATTCGAGGAGGCAATAAAATGACCAAAGAACAAAAACTACTCGCACTCTGTGGGGTGCTTCCAGTGCTCGGTGACTTCATCGAGGACCTCAACGATCAAGGTGTATTCAAGCGAGTCATCAAGCAGAAGGCCAACATGCTGCTGCAAGAGATTCAGCGAGTGGATGCAGCCATCCTGGAAGGTGGCAACATGGATATCTTCCAGCAACAAATCGAAATACAACAATCATTCCGCCAATGGGTGGAGCAAAACTTTTAAAAATGACAATACAAGAACTAATTGACCAAGTGAAGGAAGAAATCGAGGCAAGAGACCTGGCATTCAAACCTGGTGCCGACAACCGAGCACGTCACAAGGTGTATCAGCGTTACTACCTATTCACATTTCTTCGCACTCACAAGCTCACGATGGTTGAAATTGGAAAGCTCTTTAATATGGACCATTCAACAGTTGTTCATGGTGCGCAAAAAGCAAAAGAATGGAAAAAAGACCGGTTATTCCTTCGCATCACTGATGACCTACGTCAGAAATTCGAGCAATACACAGCCATGGACTATTTGGTTGAGCGAAATCTGATGCTTGATGTGCTCCAATGTGGGTCATTTTGGGAGATGAGAAAGCTCCAGGAAGATATCAAAAAAGGCTTGTATGGTGTGACGATGTGACACAAAATGACGCTCCGCTTTTACCGCCCATATTAATAAATTGCACTTTGAACACAAAAGCAAAATTTTTCCGAGACTGTCACTGTCACGAAATCAATCAAAATACAGATATTCAATAAGTTAAGCATTTTCGTATCGTCACGCTTTGTCATTTAGCGTCACGTTTATCAACAAAAATCAAATAAATATAAACAAATGCAACCATTTCAACACTCATTCGTTATATTTGTACACGGCTTGGTTCGACATTATAAAGCCTAAGGTATTATTGACCCTTGTATTGATTTGGAAGTCGAACCCCAATGAGATGCGAGGGTTTTTTTATTACTTAATTTTTTACATATGGTAGAAATTTGGAAAGATATACCAGGATTCCTGGAATATCAAGTTAGTAACCTTGGAAGAGTGAAATCTTTTAAAGGAAAAAAAGAAAAAATATTGAGACCATTCTACACTGGCTCTGGATATTTGCAAGTTGGATTGACTCAATGTGGTAGGCAAAATTTCAAGTATGTGCACAGACTTGTTCTTTGGGCATTTGAAGGTCATCCAAAAGGTAGGCAATGCGACCACATCAATATGATTAAAGATGACAACCGTATTGAGAATTTAAGATGGGTGACCAGAAAGGAGAATATGAAGAACACAATCAGACAAATGACATTTGAAGAATATGGAGAATACATGAAGCTGAGACAAATGGAAGAATCAAAAAACAAATCATACAAAATTTTCGACATATGAGTCAAGTATCAGTATTTAAAAACCTATTCAATACCAAGGAGACACCTTTCTCTTTGTCAATTACAGAAGTCTACAACAGAATCAGACTCGGCAATCCGGAGCTCATCAAAAAGGTATCAACCATACGATCACTGGAGAAGGCTGACCCCGAGCATGACCGACTCAAGTCGTCACTGAATGCCATCATGTTCAATGGTACCTTCACCGAGCGAAATGACAGCAGCTTGGTTGAGCATTCTGGTCTGTGCATCCTGGACTTCGACCAATATCCAACAAAGAAACTGATGATGGAGGAAAGAAAGCGGCTGATTGCTGACCCCCATGTGATGATGGTGTTCACATCGCCATCTGGGAATGGGCTGAAAGCTGTCATCAGAATCCCAAAGTCTGACAAGGTAGAGCACAAGCGCAGATTCACTGCATTCGGCAAGTACTTCGACAGCGAATACTTCGACACCAAGAACAGTAACGTCAGCCGGGTGTGCTTCGAATCATATGACCCTGACATCTACTTCAATGAGTTCTGCCAGGTGTTTGAAGGTATCGAGCAAGACCAGGGCTTCAGCTACACCGAGCGCACTCCCATCTGCATCCTATCTGATGAGGACAAAATAATCAGCCTCATTGAGCGATTCGACCATGGATGTCAATTCGAGGAAGGCAGCCGCAATGAGTTCGTATTCAAATTGGCAGCTGTACTCTGCGAGTATGGCATCAGCAAGGATACAGCAGAACAATACATCTGGACCAAGTATGCTCAAGGCTCCAGCTTCAGTGAGCAAGAGATGGTCACAACCATTCGCTCGGCTTACAAAAAAGCCACCTACGGCATCAAATACTTTGAGGATAAAGATACGTTCCAAAGGGTGCGTCAAAAGCTCAAGAGCGGCATCCCTGACGATGATATCAAGAAGCAGCTGAATGTGCGAGAGGATGTGATTGAGGATATCAAGAAAGAGATTCAAACTGGCGATGATATCTTCTGGTCAGTCAATGAGAATGGAAAGATAACAATTCAGCCATCAAATTACGCTGAATTCCTGGTCAAGAACGGATTCAATAAATACTATCCTGAAAACGCAGAGAAGCCAACCTTTGTCAGAGTCAAGGAGAACAAGGTCCGAATATCATCAGCTGAACAAATCAAGGACTTTGTACTGAACTATCTCCAAAGCAAGGGTGAAATGGATGTCTGGAATTACTGCTCCAGGAATGCATTCCTATTCAATGAGAACTTCATCAATATGATTGACAGCATCAACATACTGATGCTCCAGGATAGCAAGGATGCATCATACATCCCATTCAAGAATGGTGTTGCCAAGATATCCAAGAACAAAGTGGAGCTCAAGAGCTACATCGATGTGGATGGCTACATTTGGGAGAACCAAATCATCGAGAGAGATTTCACTCTACTGGATGACTGCACCAATGACTTTCAAGATTTCGTCAGCAAGGTATCAGCAGATGACAGCGGCAGAGTGGATGCCCTTGAGACAACACTCGGCTACCTCATGCATACCTTCAAGGACAAAACTGACCAGAAAGCAATCATCTTCAATGACCAAGAAATCGATGACAACCCAAATGGAGGGTCAGGCAAGTCACTCATGTTGGCAGCACTCGGCAATCTTCGCAGAGTGGTCAAGATAGATGGCAAGAGCTTCAATCCATCCAAGTCTGATTTCGTTTATCAGCGAGTCAACCTGGACACGCAGATTCTTGCATTCGATGACGTGCGTAAAGCATTCGACTTCGAGCAGCTCTTCAGCCTCATCACCGAGGGAATCACTGTCAACAGAAAGAATAAGGATGAGATATTCATTCCATTCAACCGCTCGCCAAAAATTGTCATCACAACCAACTATGTCATCAGTGGTGCCGGCTCTTCTCATGATCGCAGAAGGCATGAGCTGGAGTTCTATCAGTACTTTCACTCCAAGCGCAGCCCACTCGATGAGTATGGTCGACTATTATTCGACTCCTGGGGTGATGAAGATTGGTTGAAGTTCGACAACTACATGGTCAAGAACCTTCAGAAGTACCTGACAAATGGATTGATGAAAGCCATCAGCATCAACGCAGATGCCAAGCGACTCATCCAGTCAACGTGCAAGGACTTCTTTGATTGGGTGGAGGAAGGCAACCTACCTCTTGACATCTACAACTACAACGGCACCAAGATTCAGGAATTCACATCGGAATTCACCTCATTCAAGGAGCTCGAGCCACGCAGATTCCTCAAATGGGTGCAGTCGTATGCTGATTATAAAGGCTACAACGTCACCAAAGGACGCAATCACAATGGAAGATATTTCCTTCTCGAGTCAGGAACTCCCAAACCTACTCCAGAAGATGATGATATTTGGGATGAGTTAAACGAACAAGCAAAGCAATGAGATATTTTCCAACAAAAAAAGCATTAAAATTAGGTATTACTCAAGTTGTGCAAATGAGATTTTGTGTTCACGAAATGAACGAATTTATGAATGAATATGGATTTTCTTCAGTTGAAGATGCTTGGAAGTTTTGGCTTGAATTAGAACCTATGTATATTGATTTAAATTTAAATTATGGATATTCTATAAGCAGCTGTAAAGTAGCAGAAATAGATGACTATGGAGCTGGTGAATATAGATGTAGAGCAACCTTAAACAAAATAATATGACACGACAACACCGACAACTACTCAAAGACCTCCAGCTAAAGCACAAGATGGAAAAGTATCCAACCATCCCACCGCATCTCATCGCCCTGGACCAATGGAATGACAATGGAGCCAATGCTCTGACCAAATCAATCATCGGATTCCTTCAGTTCAACAACTGCCAAGCGGAGCGAATCAACACCATGGGAGTCTATCGAAAGAAATACCGCACTGATGGAGTAGCCATCGGTGGGCAGTGGACCAAGGGAACCGGCACACCAGGTTCGGCAGATATCTCCGCCACGATCAAGGGACGTTCAGTCAAGATTGAGGTCAAGTACGGGAAGGATAGGCAGTCAGATGCACAGAAAGCATACCAGAAAGCCATCGAAGAAGCTGGTGGTGTGTACGTTATTGCCAGAGATTTTGAAGGATTCTTGCAATTTTATGAGCAGTTTTGCGAATCAATCAAATAAATCAGTATATTTACAATTCAAAACAACAAAAAAACAATTATGAGTACAAAGAAAGCGGAGGCTACACTCGCAGAGCCAATGAACATTTGGCAAAAATTACACGCTGCCAAGCAGCAGATTGGAAAGGTTGCTAAGAATGCAACGAATCCTCATTTCAAAAAGAGCTATGCCGACATCAATGCGCTGCTCACAACGGTGGAGCCTATCCTCCACGAGCATGGACTGCTACTCTTGCAGCCAGTGGTAGGCAATGATGTGGTGACTCGTATCATCGACATCGACTCTGGTGAGGTCATCGAGTCATTCATGAGCCTTCCAGTTATCACAGACCCACAAAAGGTGCTCGCTGCTGTCACTTACTTCAGAAGAGGTACATTGCAGTCACTGCTATCACTTCAAGCTGTGGATGATGATGGCAACACAGCAGCTCAAGGTGCAGCATCTAAGCCAACGATCACAGATGACCGCTTCAAATCAGCACTCGAAGCAATCGAAGCTGGTAAGTACACAGCAGAACAATTGGCTTCCAACTATGCACTCACTGAAGTACAACTCAAAGCTCTCGCATTATGAAATGGCATCCATCGCAAATCGGTAAGCTGATGACCAATGGCAGAGCCAAGGACAGCATGGGAGAGACAGCCAAGAGCTACATTAAGCAGTGTGCAAAGGAGGACTTCTATAACTACACCACAGAACTCAACAACAAATACATCTGGAAGGGTAGAGAGCAAGAGCTGGAGTCAATCAACCTCATCAACTCGGTGAGATTCACTAACTATGTAAAGAATGAAGTGACCATCGAGAATGACTATCTCATCGGTACGGCTGATATCGTCATCGAGCAGCGTATCATTGACGTCAAAACATCCTGGTCACTCGATACATTCCCAGCACTTGTGGAAGATGCAGTCAACCCACTCTATGAATGGCAGCTCAGAGCATACATGATGCTATATGACAAGCCATGTGCCGAGCTCATCTACTGCATGGTCACCACCTGGGATGAATTCCTCAACGAATACGAGAATCTTCAGCTCCACAGAGTAGACCATATCGACCCAGAGAAGCGCATCACAGCTCTCTGGTATGATAGAGATGAGGACATCGAGGCTAAGATGGTTGCTCGCCTTAAAGAAGCATCAGACCTATATCATGAATATTACGAACAATTAAACAATAAGTAAAATGAAAAAAGTAACAATCACAATCATGGCTGTTTTAGCCTTAACAATGTCATCATGCCGAGGGTATGAACGTGAACAGAATCGTCTTGACCAAGAGAGTGAAGGAAAAGGGCAATTGCTTAAAGCAGAAAGCACCAAGAAGGTAAAAATTGAGCAAGCCAAAGCTGACTATGAAAGCGCAAAACTGGATGCAGCAACCAAGCTCGAGAGAGCTCGTGCTAATGCGGAGGCAAAGCTAATTAATGCCAAAGCAAGTGCAGAGGCTGCAATCATCAGAGCAAAAGGTCAGACAGAAGCAAACAGATTGATAACTCAATCGCTGACTCCTTTGATTTTGGAGTACAATAAAGTCAACAGATGGAATGGTAAGCTACCAACTACATCCGTTGGAAGTGGGTCAAGCACAATCATAGGCTTAAAGTAATGAAATACATTGTCATCTGTGCAATTGCAATACCAGTTGTATTGGTTGTATGGGCATTAGCAGTAAGAGTAATAAAAGAAATAATTAAACACGATTAAAATGGAAGAGCTAAAAGCAAAAGGCACCATTCACCTACTCGGTGAAGCCAAACAAGTGAGTGAGAAAATGAACATCAGAGAGTTCGTGCTCTCAATCGGTGACAAATACCCACAGCTGGTACAATTTCAAGCTGTCAATGAGCGAGTGATGTTCCTTGACAATGCAACACCAGGTATGGAATGTGAGGTCAAGTTCGACTTGAGAGGTCGTGAATACAACGGCAGATACTATGTCAGCCTCAATGCATGGGATATCCGCATCGCAACACCAGCAGCAGCACCATCAAAACCAATCTCAGATGAAATCAATGACGATTTACCTTTCTGATGGCGAGAACATTCGGCACTTCATCCATAAAGAGTTGAGTTCCCGACTCTCAAGCAGATACAAGATGACTCACCTGGCTGAAGATATGAACCTAAATTACTACACTGTCAACCGATTTATGAGAGGCTATGGGGTGGGTGATGAGTTCTATATTCAAGCCTTCAACTTTCTAATGAAATGAGATACTTCATCGGATATGTCGGCACCAGGAATGAGGGACTTGACAACATCGTAAAGCGATTGGAGGACCTCTTGAATGAACTCAAGGGGTGTTCTTATTGCATAGTACTAACCTTTTCTGATGAGGTACACATATCAGAAGTAACACCAGAAGAATTCTATGACCAAGCCGCTTCACTTAACTGACCCAATCGTACTCAAGGTGCTCGCTAAGTATTCTGAGCGCAGCCAGCTCGGCATCGAGAAATATGGGCGCACTTTAGATCGTGATGACCTGAACCTAATCGATTGGTTGAACCATCTCCAGGAGGAGCTGATGGATGCAACGCTGTATATCGAGAAGCTGAAGTCAGATGTCAAGTTTATTGAGCAAAAAACTGGACAAGGATGTGCGTGCTATGGTAGCAATGAGATGCACGAATGTCAATGCAAACAAGGATAAGGGGTAAAAATTGCCACATAAGTAAACACGAAATGTAAAACAAATGCCTCAGACGTGAGGAACGTAGCCTACCGAGTAAGTCGGTTCTAATCGTAGGTAGATAGGTTAGCCTTCCGAGAAAAAGGCACATAGTGAGGAAAACTGTTGGTTCAGTTAAACAGGAAGGCAGCTTACGGCATAAGACCATCCGAATAAGGTACTTCAAACGGAGTTCGCGATAATCCTACCGAGTGAGTTCGAATCTCACCCTCACTACTAACTAAACAACAAGAACAATGAAAATAGAGATAACCCACTACAGCAACAAAGCAAGCTACGAGTTCGAACACGAGGATGTAGAGCTTGATGACTTGCTTTACCACCTTGAAAAGCTGATTCGATTGACTGGCTATTCAATCAATGGCAGATTAGAAATTGTAAACGACGAGCAATGAAACCAGAAAAAGAATACCTCGCAGCACTCAGCACGATGTTACTCGTGACTGTGGTTGCTATCATATTGATTATTAAAGTTATATTTGCCCTATGGAACTGATACAATACCTCGCACTCGGGTGGCTCATCGCTAACTTCGAGCCTCTGCACTGGCTCATCGACTTCGCTTTCATGAGAGTGATACCAAGCACCAAGCTCGGTGATTACATTCATGCTGGCTTTGGTTGCTGGAAGTGCACCTCATTTTGGACTGCTTTGGCACTCTCAGGCAATATATATACGGCAGCAATCACAGCGATGGGTGCCTACATCATCAGCGAATGGATAGAGAGCAAATAGAATACGTCGCAGCAGTGCAACAAATGGATGAGAAAGAACGTCTCACCAAGAAAGTGCTGAACCAACTCAAGCGAATCAAGGTCAGCGTGACCGGACAGCCTGACAAGGAATGCTTCTGCTCGCAAATCAGACGTAAAATATGGTACAAAGACTTCACAAACTGGTATGAAGGCAACGCTTGACCGATACATATCGTCTCACTATGAGGAGCTGTACAGATACACCAGGTATTTCTGCTCCAAGTACAATCCGAAGCTCACAATCGATACGGTCATATCCAACGCATATCTGCACTGTCTTGAAATCAATGACAACACCGAAGATGTCGGCAAAGTCAAGAGCTATATCCTCAACTCAATCAAGAGGCAAGTCATTTGGAAGAACGTCAACAGCTTCAAGGATGAGCGAATCCTGGCATCAGAAATCGCAGTTCCGGACACTTTCGATGATGGGGAGGATTTGAACTACAAAATCGTAATCGAACAACAATACCAAGGATGGAAGTCATCGGTGGACATCTACCGAGATGGGCTATCAGACAATGTGAAGATTGCAGTGGCCAAGGCATACTTCGACAAAGGGCTCACAACTGCACGATCAATGGCGCAGTACTTCAACATCCCAGTGACGTCAGCGCACTACTTAATATCGGACATAAAAAGCACACTAAAATCAATACACTATGAAAATAAAAGATGAATACAAGGGCAAGACTATCGTCAAGAACACCTCGCTCGGAAACATGACAGTCATTGTTGACAATATAGATATCAAGAGATATCAGTACTATGTCAGCATAGGATTTGGATATTTATTTGAGAAGGAGACAACAACTGAACCAGAGGTCTGCATCAAGTATGAGGGCATCGAGCAAGTAGAAGCTCCAGCACAGAAACCAAAAAGAAAAAAGAAAACCAATGCCGAAACCGACACCATCTGAAACCAAGGAGGAATTCCTCTCTCGCTGCATGGGCGATGAAGAGGCACTCAATGACTTTCCTGAGAATGACCAGCGATATGCTGTGTGCAATTCCATGTGGGAAGAGTCAAAAATGAGCGCATTCTCAAAGTTCAGAGCAGCATTCGCAGAGAAAACCTACTCCGACTATCCTGACAGCGTTAGAAACAACGCACGCAGAGGCATCGAGCTCAACAAGGAACTCGGGAACAAGTGCGCAACTCAAGTCGGGAAGGTCAGAGGACAGCAGCTCGCAAACAAGGAGGCAATCTCTGTGGATACAATCAAGAGAATGTACTCATACCTCTCCAGAGCAGAGCCTACATTCGAGGACTCAGCACCCGAGGACTGCGGATACGTTTCATTCCTTCTGTGGGGTGGCAAGACTGGACTCGATTGGGCAGAAAGTAAACTTAAAGGATTAGGACTCATATAATGCCAAAACAAAAACACATAGAAACACCTGAAGATATGTGGCAACTCTTTGTCGAGTTCCGCAAATGGTGCAAAGACAATCCGAGATATCAGTATCAGCTTTCAAATAAAACTGGAGAAGCTGTGCCGGTACCACTCGAGAGACCACTTACAATGGTTGGATTCCGTTCATGGGCAGCAGAGAAGCATAAGAGCGTTGAAGATTATTTCGCAAATACGGATGGGAGATATTCTGCGTATACCACAATCTGTCGCACGATAGAGGCAACCATCAAGCAAGACCAAATCGAGGGAGGTATGGCTGGGCAGTACAACCCTTCCATCACTCAGCGACTGAATGGTCTCACAGAAAAGACTGACATCACATCTGGAGGGCAGAGCATCTCCGAGGTGAAGGTGAACATAATTAGACCGACAGAGTAATATATTTAGTATATTTGCTGTCAGCTGTCATGGGAGAGAATACTGTCCTATGGCTGCCGCATTGCCTAAACTTTGACCTATGGCTGAAATCTCAATCGACAGCACTGTCATCTTCGAAAAGAACTACACCGCCCTGGCTGACCCTGGTGTGCGCTTCATCATCAATGAGGGTGGAAGCCGCTCGAGCAAGACATACTCGCTCTGCCAAATGATCGTGGTCTACTGCTTGCAGAATCCTGGCAATGTGGTCAGCATCGTGCGCAAAACATTCCCAGCTCTCAGGGCAACGGTCATGCGTGACTTCTTTGAAATCATGAAGGAGATGGGCATTTACGAGGTGACCAGTCACAACAAGTCTGAGCACATCTACACCTTCCCGAATGGAAGCATCGTGGAGTTCTTTTCAGTCGATGATGAGCAAAAAATACGCGGTAGAAAGAGACATCTCGGATGGTGCAATGAAGCCAATGAGCTATGGTTCGAGGACTTTCAGCAGCTCAACATGAGGACCGAGCATAAGCTGATATTTGACTACAACCCGAGTGAGTCATCATCCTGGCTCTATGACCTACCGATGGAGGAGAGCGTCATCATCAAGTCAACGTACAAAGACAACCCATTCCTCCCTGATAGCATCAAGCGACAAATTGAGGACCTCAAGCGCACCGATGAGGCGCTGTATCAAATCTATGCGCTCGGAGAGAAGGCCATCAGCAAGAGCAACATATATTCGAACTGGACATTCGTCAAGCATCGCCCGGCAAGGTTCGTAAACTTTGTCTATGGGCTCGACTTCGGGTATAATCACCCAACAGCCCTGGTGAGAGTCTACTGGTGCGACAATGACATATACATCGAGCCGGTGATATACGAGAGCTACCTGACCACCACCAACCTCATCGAGAAGATGCAGCTGATGGATGTCGAAAAGAATGTGACCATCGTGGCTGACTACGCACGACCCGAGATAATTGCCGAGATGAACAATGCTGGCTTCGATGTTCAGAACGCTGATAAGTCAGTCAAGAAAGGCATCGACAACATCAAGACCTTCGGAGTGTTCTGTGAGGACAATCCTCAACTAAAGAAAGAGTACGAAAACTACAAGTGGAAAAAGATTGGCGATATGATTGATGACACACCAGTGAAGCTCTTCGATGATGCCATGGATGCCATCAGATATGCTGCCACGCACATCCGCCAGGAGTACTACACCGATGACTCGTATTTCGCCTTCTAAACATTTGGCTGGC